TCGTAAAGTTGCTGAAGCATCACTCACAGAAGCAGAGCAAGAAGAAAACAAGATGTTTTGGGAAACGTATGATATGTTCACTACGTTCCTTCGTGAGAAGACTAACGTTAGCGTACTCAGACATGAACGTGCTGAGGCAGACGACCTTATAGCACGATTTGTATATCTACATCCCAACGATGAACATTATATCATCAGTAGCGACACAGACTATGTTCAATTGATTAGTGGGAACGTGAAGCAATATAACGGTGTCGCTAACCAATTGATCACGCTAGAAGGTTATTTTGATGACAAGGGCAAGCCTGTCAAGGATAAGAAAACTAAAGAACCCAAACTACTAGGTGACCCACAGTTCCATCTCTTTGAGAAGATCATGCGCGGTGACGCCGGTGACAATGTGTTCAGTGCATACCCAGGTGTTCGCACTAAGGGTAGCAAGAACAAGGTTGGTCTAATCGAAGCCTATGCAGATCGCAACAAGCAAGGTTTCAATTGGAATAACATGATGTTGCAACGTTGGGTAGACCCCGATGGTGTAGAACATCGTGTGCGTGAAGATTATGAGCGCAATCGACTATTGATTGACTTAACCGCACAACCTGACGAAATAAAGGATAAGGTAGATGCTAGCATCGCTTCAGGTGTGCGCACACAAACCACACCGCAAGTAGGCATTCACTTCATGAAATTTTGCGGTAAGTATGAACTGGCTAAGATTAGTGAACAAGCCGAGACATATGCTAAGTGGCTGAACAGTCCTTATAAGGGTGAGTTAGCATGATCAATAATAAAGGTTGGTTGAGACCCGGCGCAAACGTTAAAGATAATGAAATGTTTTGTAAGGCATTACAGGAATGAATTTAGGATTAATCATAATTGATGATTTCTATGATGATCCTGATAGTATCAGGGAATTAGCCTTATCCTATGAGTATGCTCAGGATGGATTTAGCGAAGGATATAAGTTTGGTAACGCCCCATGGGCAGGAAAAATGAGCGTCAATACACATAACCCTAGGTGGATAGATGCTAAAGTGTCTAGGATATTAGGTAAAAATCTATGTCAAATGCGTAACATGGATAGTGGAAAATTCAGATTAAGCCCTGAAGGAACAGTATCTAAAAATGTATGTCACGTAGATAGTATCCAAAAAAATTATTACGCCGGGGTGTTATATCTTAATAAGGATATAGTACAGCCCGGAACTATATTCTATACGCACAAAGACACTGGTATGGATCGTGCTATAGATAGTACACAGGTTATAAATTTATTAAAACACAAGGACGATCAAAACCTTAATCAATGGAACATAAATATGGTTTCATATGTCACATATAATCGTTTGATCGTTTACCCTGCGAATAAGTTTCACGGCCCCGGACCTAGTTTCGGTACAGGGAATGACAGTAGATTAGTACAAATTTTTACTTGGGAAGAAATCATTTAAAGAGGATGACATGACAGAATTAATCGCAAACCTATCATCAAAGAATTTTGGGAGGCTATAAGAAATGAGTGACACATTAAACAAAGATATGCTATGCAAGGATTGCATACATGCATTCGTTTCCTGGTATGACTACCCAAACAAATTATTGACTCCTGGCCAGCAATGGTATAAGTGCAAGAGAACAGGTAAGAAAAGTGTAGTAGACTTTAATCCAGTGACCGGCGGTAAGACACTACCCGCAGACTATAAGAACTGCTATTCGGAACGAGGATATTCTGGGGAGTGTGGGAAAGAGGCTAAATACTGGTCACCGAAGCGTAAGAATGACTTATTTAAACTTTTAAAGAGGTAATGTGAGCAACTATAGTTTTAGCCCCGATGTCATCATTATAGATAATTTCTATGATGATCCATGGTCTATCAGAGAAACCGCACTCACTTGTGAGTACATGCCTGCAAAAACAGATTCGCAATATCTGTTCGGGAATGCACCCTATCCAGGTAAAGTCAGCAAATCTTCATACGGTCCTAAAAACCTAGATTTAGCCGTATCTAAACTTCTTGGTAAACAAGCAAGACAACTTTTACAATTGAACAGCGGTAAGTTTAGATTAAGTAATTCGTTGGATAAATCTGACAATTTCGTACACAGGGACCATACAGGATATGCCGGAGTAGTCTATCTCAATCCAGACATATATAATGTGCCCGGTACTATTTTTTACACTCATAAAGAAACGAAAGCAAGTTCAGGGGATTTAAATCTACTCAAGAAATTGATAATGAACAACGATGTCAATGATCCAGATAAATGGGATATAAATTTCATGTCCTATATTGTTTTCAACAGACTGATCATATATCCTGCTGAGATGTTTCACGGGATAGGACCGTTGTTCGGTACTGAAGATAAAGATGCTAGGTTAGTACAATTGTTTTTTTGGCAAATATTAGATTAATAGAGGTATATATGACAGAACTTATCGCAAAACCAATCATCAAAGACCAATATTGGGTCGTTACTGATGGTGAGAAAAAAGTAGGGAATGTGCAAGCCAACAGCGCCGGTTATGAGGTTATGCTGAATGGTAGCGCATTGCAATTTAATAATACTAAGGACATTCAGTCAAAGACTAAAATCAGTTTTCAGCCCATGAAATCTGATAGGACTAAGGTCGAGATGCCCTATCCTGAATATCCTACTCCTGTTAGGACTTACAACAACATTTTCGATGTCAAGCGTAAGTTACATGTATTCACTAAAAATACCAAAAGCAAATGCTATCATGTAGCAGGATGGTTCAATATCGACCAAAATGGTCATAAAGAAACTGTTTTTTGCCCTAAATATATCTTTATTCAGCGTTATCCTTATAACGGGCCCTTTAAAACTCAAGATGAGGCCGTCAGTCAACTAAATAGTTAAGATGATTCATATAAAGAGGTTCTTTGATAGGGTTTCTCTCATGGAGAGCAAGAAGTCAAAAGACTTTGTTTTACCCATGTCAGAAGCCAGGGTTTTGAAGGATGAGATCGCAAAATTGCTAGCCGATCTTCATCAACTAAATTCTGAAGACAAGAATAAAGATGAAGTCATCAAAGTTGAGATAACAGGTGGAAGTTTTAAATGAGCAGAACGCAACCCAAGGTAATACTTGAACATGTAGATAAGACAACATACAAATGCGACCAGATCGTGGAAGCAAGTGGTATATGGGCCGTGTTCTATGAAAACCAACCGATCAACTTAAAGAGTCAACATTACCTCGCAAACGAGGCTGCACCGAAGTACAAAAAGACTAGTTTCAGCAATCCAGGTCATGCAAGAAATCTCTGCCGTAAATTAAACGCACAATTCAAGACAGATAAGTTTACTGTTGTGTTCATGAACCAGGGCCGTCAAGTTTACCCTGATGAAGACTAAACGAGATTTGACTCAGGCATTAATAGATATCTTAGAGATAGATCAATCTCAACCTAAAAACGCAATCAACGATTTACTGTTTAAGTGGTGGGCTACTGGACGCAGTGGTAGCGGATTAAGATTGACTGAAGACGGTATGGAGGCATTTTCTCTAGCAGAAATAGAGTATTATGATTTTCCTGTGTTCTCTAATGAGAAATATAAGAGTATCAAAAAAGAAGATTTAAAAAAATTCACATTGAACCTAGGCAAGAAGTTGAAATGTCCGTGGTACATAGGTTTAAAAAACCAACAACCAAAATCAGCATATATACGAATATATGATAGCAAAATTGCTATGATGATAACTTTGTACGGAAGTTTCCTAGAATATATTGAATCAGCAAAAACATGAAAAAACCTATAACATTAGTAGAACAAGATGGCGCACAGAGATTGAGCCTAGCAAATGATCTTAGTTCACATTTAAGCACACATGCATATCTTTATCTACAACCAAACGGATGGTTCAACGACTTTCCTTGTGATGAAGAAGGGGTAACGCCATGGATGACATTTCCGGCTATAGCATTCTTGAAAGACGTTTTATCTAAAGAAAGCAAAGTGTTCGAATATGGTTGCGGATACAGCACAGTATTTTTTAATAATTACGTTGGTGAGACCGTAAGCGTAGAGCATGACATGACTTGGGTAGAGCGTGTAAAAGAAAATACACCAACTGCAACTATCCATACCATAGATCAAAATGCAAGAATTCATGATGATGCTATGGAACTAGTAAACAAGTTTATTGATACTTTCCCTCAAGTGCGTAGTGATGATAGAGATCATGATGTAAGACATGGATTGATCAACAATGAATTTGCAGGTTACGCCAGCACTATCTATAATTATCCACAAGGATATTTTGATGTGATCGTGTTAGACGGTATGGCTAGGGCATTGAGCGGTGTATTAGCAGTAGAGAGGGCTAGAGACGACACATTAATTATTTTAGATAATAGTGATCGTTGGCAGTATAATCATCTACAACAATATCTAGCAGACAAGGGTTATAAACGTATAGATTTCTGGGGTCCAGGATGGAACAATTATAATGCCTGGTGTACTAGTATTTTCTGTAAGAATTTTAGTTTTAAAAACAATAGGTTAGCAAGACCTGAAAGAGAAGGACCAATATTCACATGACTGAAGAAAAGAAACAAAAAAACCAAATGGCCGAATTGCTAGCGCGTAAAAAGGCTATGCAAGCAAATAATAGGGGACAATTTAACCCAAATAACGGGAAACAGGGCAAGGTTAGTAAAGGATTCGGTGGCCCTAGTGTTACCCGAAAAACGGGCAGAGGGTCTTGACCTTTACCTACTAATATGTTAATATAGTCATATCTGTTATAACTATAGGTATTGACTATGCGCAAGTTTTCTTATGCCATCTCTGCTTTCGTGTTGACTGCATGCGGTGGAGGCGGTGGCAGTAACACCCCGTCTGTTGCTGTGAATTCTATTCCAGCAATTGCTCCCGCAGTAGTAGATCAGCCTTACTTCACTGAGGTGGCGAATGCCTTTTCTGATCCAAAACAACATTCTTGGTTTTCAAATATCACTAAACTTTTCCCGAACAATGTAGATCATTTGGGCAATGTTAACTCAGTATTGGCTACTGATTTAGATAATGATGGTCGCAATGAATTTATCATGGTTATCTATAAGGGTCCTGCACATGGCAATGTAGGTACCTATGCATCTGACCCTTGCAGGAGCACTACTGTCATTTACACATATCGCGATAATAAATTTATCGATGTATCAGACACATATCTAGAAGCAAACCGTGATTTTAAGGCTTGCATAACTGATTCCAATCCAGCCGTGATTGATATCAACAACGACGGGAAGAAAGATTTCTTCTTTAGCGCAAATCAAGAAGATGGTCGTAGGCCTGATCTAGGTTCAGAGATGACTAGTCCACTAGTTGGATGGGTAAGTCAACCTAACGGCAAGTACAAAATCGTAAACTTTGCTCCTAACAAATGGTATCATAGTATAGGATCAGGCATTGATAGTTCGGGTAATACGTTTGTCACAGGTGCAGGCTATCCTAATGATCAAGTGCAAAATAACAGATATATCTGGAACGGCAGGGAAATGCAAACTATCTATGATCAGTATTTTCCAGATATCAGCCCTAACTCTTTTGTGTTTTTATCTAGGGAAGGTAACGCTAGTGATCTTTTGATTCAGCATACATGGTCTAAGCAGATGGGCGCTGAAGGATACTACAAAGAAAATAGCATCTGGTATAAGACTAATATGGTCGGTCCTTCTGTGACAGAAATAGGCGAAGAAACTTTCCAGGTATGGTCAGGTGATAAGAGAAAAGTTACAGTACTGAAAATTGAAGGGCATCATGTTGTGGGTACAGGTGGCGGATCACAATTAGATAGTCTGACTGAGTGTAAGTTAGATAAAAATCAAAAGCCTGTAGCAGTGGGTACATATTCTCTAGGTATCATTCCAACTTATGTTCCCGGTGAAGTGATTAAAGAACAAAACACTAAAGTCATTATCATGCCTGTATCTTTCGATGTCAGGGATAAGAAGTTAACTATGACTAAGTTGAACATCATCGGTGAGAATGATTTTTCTCCGGGTAAAATTCAATGTTTAGATGCCAACAAAGATGGTTATGATGATATTGTTTTGAGTTTGGGTAATGATAAAAACCTACGTCACCAACGTATCTATATCAATCAAAAAGATGGAACCTTCAAAAAGTTAGAAGTGAGTAATATGGTCTTGCATGACAAAGTGCGTCTGTACTTTTCACACATGGCTGATTTTGACAATGACGGAATCATCGACATTATTGCGTTCCCCGGTAATTATTACAATGATGCGTCTTACGTAGGAGCAATAAAGTTCTACAGGGGAACGAAGGCCATACAGTAAAATCCCGCTCTCGTAAGTCATTGATTTATATAGGTTTTTTGTAGCAAAAAAACAACAAAAAAGGATTGACATTTGGGCTGATTGGGCGTACAATACATGTATTGACACTAAGAAAACGGAGAAACAAAATGAGTTTACGATACGATACATTGGGTGAGATGATTACCATGAACGAAAGCCAAAAACGTGACATTCGTATGTATGGTTGCACAGAAGCACAAATGCGTGAGGCTGTAGAACAAAGTCTTACTTTTCGTTTCTCGGGTCCTGCTATGATGGTGGCTAGTTTGATGAGCGATGCCCAAGAAATGATCAACACCGAATATGGTGAGGTTGATTATATGCGAGCCGAGGACGCCCGTCAATGTCTCAATCGTGCTAAGTGGATCCTTTTTGAGTATTGCGACAAGAGGTAATAAATGCGTAAGGGCGAAAACATCACAGTACGTAGCGAGGGTGGCAAGGGTTTGAATTGCCCCATCGTTGACGTAGAACCCAACAGGATTTGGGTACGTTTCCCGACCAATCAGGTACTGGAAATGACATTGAACGAGAAACGGAAACTCTACGTGGGCAAGATGGCCAGACTGGAATTCACCGTAGATCCTAAGGAAGTGTAAGTTGTTGTTTTTAAACAACAAAATTCCTGGAAAATAATGGATAAAAAGGCTTGACATTTAATCGGTTTGGGAGCATAATATCTATATATTGTGAAGTTAGCGAATGGTTCGTTGATAAACAATATAATGTCATTATACAGTTAAGGAGATATGACAAATGCAAAATGATACCTATTTAATTGCAGTCCGCATCGATTGGAACAAAGGTAAATTTACCCCCGCCAAACGCAAGATAAACACCCTTGCTTCCACAGGAAAAACGGTGGAAGTGAACGGTCAACGATACCTAAGCTGGAATTGGTTGAATCGTCCTGAAATTAATCGTCCTGATTTAGATATGTGGCCTGTCGTAGTTTATGGAGTAAATGAGGATGAGGCTAATCGTAGGCTTGCTAACCTCTTTCATGATTACAAAGCAGATGGATTAGAATATCAACCTGCTCACGAATATGAGGTTAAGAACCCTTAAATATAAAGCCCCGGAAACGGGGCTTTCCTGGCTTTGTAAGTTGTTGTTTTTAAACAACAAAATTCCTGGAAAATAATGAATAAAAAGGCTTGACTTTTGGGACATTTGGGCATATAATACATTTATGAAATCAAAAATCTTTATCATTCAAACTGACAATTACAAATATTTCAAAAGCAAATTGCCCACATGGCGAAATGGTTTTTGTGAAATTATGCGGAGCGTTACTGTAGAACCAGACCCGCATAATGTTTATGATTGCTGGGGTACTATCGAGGCATACGGCCAAAAACTTTTTGTTTATGCCCACGATTATGAAGGTGAAGAAAAATTGTGGCAAATTCATGGTGTTGCTAGAAAACAACAGTCTTGAAATTCGTGGCTGATAAGGCTTGACATTTAATCGGTTTGGGCATATAATAGAATCTTAGACAGTAAAGAAAAGGACTTACAAAATGGCTACTCGTTCTACAATCGCTTTAGAATTCGCTGATGGTACTATTGGTCAAGTATATTGTCACTGGGATGGTTACTTGTCACACAACGGTAAAATCTTGTTTGAGAATTATTCTAATCCCTTTATTTTGCGTGACTTGATTGATCTCGGTGATTTGTCCAGTCTGGCTCCTACTATCGGTACCAAGCATCCCTTTGACAATCCCGGAATGTTCGATACTCCTGCGTATCAAGCATACAAGGATCAATATGGCAACATGTGCAAGTTTTATGGTCGTGACCGTAGCGAACACAATGTCTATGCACGGTACTTCAAAGATTTTGCAGACTACCGAGCCAATGGTCAAGCCGAGGAATATGATTACATCCTTCGCAATGTTGATGGTGTTGCTACTTGGTTTGTATCCGATCACGGTGGTGAGTTTATCTTGTTGACAGAGGCTTTTGCTAAAGAAGCAGAAGAAGAAAATGCCTAAAGTTAAAAAGATTGAAGCAATGTATCCTACTATGCTTGTGTTGTCGGCGGCATGTGCCGCGCAACGTGTCAATGGTATGTATGTCAAGGTGGCATACGAGATTGGTAATACAGAAGATACTAAAGGGGATCCTCGCAAGTCCAATCGTCAGTTGGTAATGGAATTCATTGCCGATCCTAGCACCATCACGAAAGAAGATAATGACATGGCTTCTAGCCTCAAAGCCTGGTATCAAGGTAAGACGTTCAAGATTCTTGGCGGCGGCTACATGAGTGAGTTCGACCGCAATGCTATGAAGTTGGTCGAGAAAGAAGAGATAGTTGGTAACTATGAAATAGCAATAGCCAGTAGTCTCCCTGCGTCCTATCTTAAAGGCGTGCAACGTGATCTAGGTGAGAATCGTGCAAAATTTGCACAAGGTGGTTATCTAGGTAAAGTGTTGGATCGTGTCACAGCCAACATTGAGGTCTTGAAGTGCGTATTCAGTCAAAAGTGGAATGTGTACTTTGTGACTGCTATCACCGATAAGGATCAATCGATCTTTTTCAGTTACAAGCAGGATCTAACCTATGGTAGTAAGTTATCTATCAAGGGTACAGTGAAACGTCAGGACAATAACCAAACACAATTGAATAGGGTACAGGTGATCTAATGGAATTCGAACTTGCTAACGAAATACAACATCATATCGCTGACCTTTTGTGGGAGGCAGAAGATGATGATACAGTAAAGGCTATCATACTTAAATATGGTGTAGATGCTCATATTGTTTTTGATATGATGATGGCGACACATTTTGATACATGTATGGATACTGATGTCGCAGAAAGTATCCTAGAAAGGTTCATGAATAAATGACTAAATTTATTGCAGGGTTTGTTCTTGGTATCATTGTCGCTACAGTAGGATTTAGTGGTATCGCTAAACTACTAGACAATGGTGTTAACAAGGTAAAAGAAGTAGCAACAGAAAAGGCACAATAATGGGACTTGATCAATACGCATATATCGCCAGCAAGGCTAATACTGAGTGGGACGATAGTAGCCGTCAGGATGTTTCTTATTGGCGTAAGCATCCTAACTTGCAAGGTTGGATGGAGCAACTAGCCCAAGAAAAGGGTGTACAATACGATACATTCAATGGTGTAGAACTAGAACTAACTTGGGAAGATATTGACAAACTTGAGAAAGATATCAAGTCAGGTCAAGTGAGCGAACTAGGCACTACTGGATTCTTTTTCGGTGATCCTAGTGATGAGCATTATCGTGAGCAGGATCTAGAATTCTGTGTCAATGCTAAGGCAGAATTGTTTTTGAAGCGTAAAGTATTTTACAATTCAAGTTGGTAATTTTTAAAGGGGAAGATGATGAGTAAATTTTTCGAATGGTTTGGTCGCAATCGTAAGCCAATTGGTTACACGGTTGGTGCATTGAATGTGTTGTCAGGCGTGAATTTTCTACTGCAGGGTGATATAGGATTGGCTGTATTGTGGTTCGTGATCGGCGGAACCATCTTGTTTGATACTTACGAATACAAGTAATCATGGCAAAACTATATCGTATCAAACCTGT